AGCACCCGAAGCAGTTGCATATAAAGAATAAGCAGCATCCGACGAACCAACAAAATAACCAGCTATACCACCAACTCCAGTTGATTGACCAGATATTCCTATTCCGCTTATTCCTGAAGATGTACCTCTGATTGCTTGTCCAGTAGTAGCACCTGCATCTACACCATTACCTGTTGTCGAAGTAACCTGAATAGCGTTTGAAGATGTTGAAATTGCTTGAATTGCAGTTCCAGTTGTTGGTTGTGCTGTAATAATATCCGTAAACGTCTTAACCCCTGCTACACTCTGATTAGTCGTAGTCAGAACCACCCCACTCAATCCGCTTCCGCTACCTGTTGGGGTGAGGTAATCCGTTCCTGCCGTAGCATTGCTTAATATACCCGTTCCACTTGACTTTACTATACCTAAACTAAGTGCTTGAAGTGTAACTGTATTACCTACTGTTAATGAATTTAATGTTGTTAATGAACTGAATGTTTTAGCCCCTGCAATCGTTTGTGTTCCTGTGGTGATTAACCCTCTATTACTTGCACTTGCACTCGGAATATTAAAAGTATGTGTAGGACTAACGCTTGAAATGTTAAAGTCTGTTCCAGTGCTTCCAACCGCAAAGTATTGAGTATTATCAGTTAATCCATTTAATGCCGATATGCCACCTGAAAAGGTTGTAATTGCTAAACTTAAATGGCTATCCTCTGTGTGTAGTGTAGTTGTTCTACCTCCCGATGAATCAACGATATATACTCTGACTGCTAACCTATCAGTTGTTAATAAAACAGTTTCGGGGACTGCTAACGAAGTTAAATATAAGTCAATAGCTGTACCTCCTGTAATCGCTTCAGGTACTGCGGATGAATTGGCTATGCTTGTGAATGTAGCCCCATCATACTTTAACAATTCAACATAAAACTTTTGTGAGCCACCACTTGATGACACACTAAAAAACATCTCAAAATTCCATGCTCCTGATGGTATTAATAGTTTATTTGGATTTCCCGAATCTGTTAAAAATTGAGCAATTAAACCATTGCCAACCAATGGAAAGTCTGTACCTGCACCAATAACGGCAGTATTAGCCATCTGTTTATAAGTAGCTACCGAAGCTGCAACACTTCCATTCATATAGTAATTAACCGAAGAACCACCACCTCCACCTGATGGTAGTGTAGCAAGTTC